TAATATTTCCACTAGATGTAACTGGTGTACTGCCTACTGTAAATTCTCCAGCACCACTATCGGCTACACCAACAGAGGTTACTGTCCCTGTGTTACTAGGTGTAACTACAGTATAAGTAATTGAAGTTGAGCCAACTGATCCTGTGTTATCAGTAGTACATAAAAATATTTTATTATCGTTTGTAGAACCTTGATTAACTACAACCATTCCACCAGATAGTTCAGCAATACTGTCATGTTCTGGATCTCTTGATGCAGCACCACTTGATACTGCTAAGTATAATCCATTTTCACTAGCTGTACTTTGATCTTTAACTAAAACTCTATCACCAGCAACAAGAGTTATGCCATCTATTGCATCACCAGCTTCTAAACCATTTGATAAATTAACATTTGCAGTTGTTGCACATTCTGCAATTGTTCTAGTTCTAAGTCCAGCAACAGCTTGATCTACATAATTTTTAGTAGCTGCATCTGAACTAGCAGATGGAGAACCAAGTCCTGTAACTGCTCCACCAGATATTGAAACATTGTTTGCAGCTTGTGTAGCAATTGATCCTAGTCCTAAAGAAGTTCTAGCAGTAGCACCAGACTCTGTTACAAAATTTGATCCATCACCAACAATAAAATTACTGTCAGTTGGTGTTAGTCCAGCAACATCAGTTAATTGTGCATCACTAGCTTGTTTAGCATCTAATTGAGTTTGAATTGCAGATGATACTCCATCAAGATAACCAAGTTCAGTTGATGTAACTGCACTAACTTCTACTTTACCTGAACCATTAGATGTTAAGGCTCTTGAAGCTGTTAAATCTTCAGTATCAATAGTAGTTGCTGCACCAGTAATGGTAGCTTGTTTTGAATCTATTTGTGTTTGTACTGCACTTGTAACCCCATCTAAATAACCTAGCTCAGTTGATGTTACATCTGATACTGCTATTTTTTGTGAGCCATTAGATATTACTGCTCTATCAGCAGTTAAACTTTCTGTATCAATAGTAGAAGCTGATCCTGTAATAGTTGCTTGTTTAGCATCTAGTTGTGTTTGGATAGCACTTGATACACCATTTAAATATTGTAATTCTGTATTTGAAATTGTTCCATCTGCCAATTTAGTTGCAGAAATTCCTGTAGGTATAGAGTCATTAGTTTTAGATAATGCTGCAATATAAACATTAGAAATTGTTTCACTAGATAAAGAACCACTATCCCATGTAACATTTACTGTTGTGTTTGTAGAAAATGACGAACTAGCAATTGTTCCATAAATTGTGCCTGGAGTTGCTGCTGTTAATTTAATTCTTCTTCCAGCATGATAAACAGAAGTTACATCTGCACCATTAATTGTAAAAGATGTAGCTGACGCATAAGCAGCAGTAAATGCACCACTACCATCACCATACTCAAACCATTGACTATCATTTGCCCAATCTCTAGTATTCTTCATTAATGCTCTTATTGCATTGTTAAGATTACTAGGAAGCATACCCTCATTAACATCAATAGTATTTAGTGTAGTGTTATTTGCTTGTGTTGTTGAATAATCTTTAATATTTGTTGGCATAATTCTCCTAATTCATAAACCAACTAAAAGCCTTATCGCTTTCAGCATTATTTTTGTTAATTAATGTGTTCACAGCTTCTTCTACTTGTCTTTGAAAAAACTCTTGTGTTTCAATTGAATATCTAATGTTATCTATATCTATTTTATCTGACATTATCTATTTCCGCCTGGACTTGCTATTAAATCAATTCCTTGTGCATTAGTCCAAAGACTCTCTGCTGGAATTTTAACATTAGCTCTAAAGTATCTACCAGATTTTCTTACTGGACTTATGCCAGTTGTATTCATTGTACTTGAAGAAGATGATGTAACTGCATCTGCTAATTTATCTCTAGTTTTAATTACTACATTTGCACTAGCATCTACTAATGGTCTAACACTTGTAATGTTTGCTCTTGCACCTGGAAACAATTCAGTTTCTTTTGTTTCTAATTCAGCTTCTAAAGTTTTTCCAGAAAATATTGCTGCTTTAAAATTTTCATCAACTGCACCTAAATATAAATGTCCTGTTGTCCAAAAAGCTGTGTCTAATGAAATATTAATATCATCTAAGTTCTCAGAAATAATATCCATTAGTTCTACTGTATTTGCTACAACAAATTGTTTAAATATTTGTGAAGCTTTTACATTAGCTATGCTCCATTTTTGTGTAACATAATTATAAATTAATAATCTATCGCATACACCAGTAGTGTTTGGATTTTGTTTACTAGGATATAACCAGATCGCTAAAGTATTAAATGGATCAACAGCAGCAGTAATTCTATCTGTGTAAGCTTTATTTAAATCACCATCAAAAAATCTATTAACTTTTTCGGCTCCAATAGGTAGTATCTGATCTCCATTTATCTGAAAAAATCCATCTGAAGCATAAAAAAATACTTGTCTGTTGTCCTGGCAAACTGTTTGTCCATAAACAGCACCTCTGTTTGGAGATATAACTGAAAATCTAAAAACAACATTTCCACCTACAAAGTCCATTCTTATAATCTGATCTTCTCTAAAAACATAACCAACCTCACCAGAAGTTATAGCCACAACTTGACCTCCTGAGCCTGGCAAATCTTGTGTATCTGATGAGCTAATACCAGCTTCCCAAGTTGCTATGTCGTTAATTCCTGACCAAGCAACTCTGTTTTTTGCATTTACAATATTACCAGTAACCAAAAAATCTCTAACTACACCTGATGTTTTAAAAGTTGGTGGAGTTCCACTTGTTGCAATAGTAGATAAACTGTCAAACACAGTTGAAGTACCCATTAAATAATATTGTGGTACATCAACTCCATTACTTGCAATCACATACTGACCAAATTGTGTAAAAGTAACATAATCTGTATCTGTGCCTGTTAATGGTGTTCCACCATAAAAATTAGTAGTCGTTAATCTTGTAGTGTCAGATGAAACATTAGTTAAATTTTCATTTCCAATAGTTGCCCTAGTAACTGTAACAACTGCATCTGAAACTGTTGCTGTAAAATCAGCATGACCATCAATAGTATTTTTTAAATTTGTTGCAGTTGTATTATTGTCTGTTTGTACTTGAAACTGGTTAGTAGATGGTGAGCCTGTAGCAGATGTAAATACAATTGTACTGTTATCATTCTTTTTTAAAGTAATAGTTTTTCCAGCACCAATATTTGCATAATCAGAAACTGTAATTGTGCAAGTTGCTTTAGCTGTGGATAGTATAACATTTCTTGCACCTATCTCACTAAAAGTACCACTTGTTAATTTATAAATAGTGTCTTTAGTAGCAACAAAAGTAAATACTGTATTTGTATTATCTCTAAAACTACCAGCACCTTTTGCATTTTGTGTTACATTTGATGTTCCACTATAAGCCACTAAACCTTTTACTGGCTTGTAACTGGACTGGGCATGGTAGACATTAGTCGCCACAGTAGCACCAGGATTTAAATGATCTGGTTGATCTGGAAGCCATTCGCCAAAAGGTAATTGCATAATTTAATAATTTGTTGATTTATAATTATTTGAGAAAGCACCTCTTACAGTATCTTCACCTCTTTGTACTAAAGGTGATCCACTAAATTGATCTTCTCTGTCGTTCAATTCTAATCTTTCCATAGCTGTCGCATACATTTGTTGCCAAGCTGAAACTTGTTGTGGATTAATACCACCTAAAAAGTTTGCTGCATGAAACAAAGATCCATACAAATAAATTGATGGATGACTTGTTAAAATATAATTTGTTGCATTAGTGCTAGATAAAGTATCGAATGTTTTATAATAATTTATATAGCCAGTATATGAAGCATCTGGTTTTGGAGAAAATCTAAAAGTATCTCCTAATATTGTATAATTTTTTGGCAGACCAGTATTTGATGTGCCTTGTATTTGATCTATTTGTGGTGGAGTCATGTATCTTAATGGACACTTTGTAGATCCACTTAAAATATAAAAATCTCTTACTTGTAAAAATCCTGTTGGTAAAGCTTCTGTTTCAGAATTAATTGTAATAGTTGATTGTGTAACCATTTTTCTAACTCTTAATTTAGAGTTAAAATCAGCTTCTGCTAATTTAATAAAGTCATCAGCTATTTCAGTTGTTAAATCTGATCTGTTTAACCAGTTAGCAAGTGATGCTTTTAATTCTGTGTAAGTTGTTAGTGCCATTAAAATTTACCTGGTGCAGTTCTAAAAAGTCTATAATCAGAACTATTTAATTTTTCTTTTAATATTTTTGTTTGAACATCTTTAGGTAAAGCAAACCAATTACCTTTATTCATATCGCCATTATATTCTTTTGCCCAAATTTCTAAGATTATAGATGGTATTGATGCTACTCTTTTCAGACCTTTATCTGGTGAGTAACCATCATTATGTGTGTATAGCTTTTTATTGTTTTCTAATATTGGTTTAACATCTACAGCTCTTTCTTGGATAACACCTTTATCTTCGTTATCATGAAAAATTTCTGTCGTTACACCATCATTGTCTACTCTAAGTTTTGCCATTATCTTCCGCCACCTTTATATCTAGTAAGTTTCTTTTGTCTTTTTTCTGATTTATTTAAGCTCTTTTTGTGCTTACCTAATTTTGGTGGTTTATCTCTTGGTACAAAGTGAACAAACTTTTGCCTAGCCACTAAGCACTCATTTCAACAATAGAAATGACAGCATCATTGCCACCTAAAGCAGCTACTTTTTCACCTGGAGAAACTTTAAAAATCTCTGGTTGATCTGCTGGTATAAAAATATGGTCAGCAGTTGCTGTTGGTGATGCACCAAAAATTATATGAAAATCTGTTGCCGCAGCAATTCTTACATATTCAGTACCAGCTCCAAAAGCAGAAGATGCAAGAGATGCAGCAGTTCCAGCCATTGTTATTTTTTGTAATACGATTGGTCTAAGACCATAATTAAAACTCATAATTTATTTCCTTATTTTCTTTTTTTCTTCATTTTAGATTTGACAATCTTTGCTTGAAGTTTTTTAGGTAAAGTTCTTTGTTTAGCAGTCAAAACTGATTTGCTTTTCATTTTACCTTTCATTAATATTTTCTTTTTCTTACTTTTTTGCCCATTTTTTTAGCTGCTCTCTTAGCTGCCATTTTACCTTTTTTTGTATAAGCAAATTTCTTTTTTCCTACCATTGGCATAAGTATTTCCTTTTTTTGTTAATTGTTAATTGGTATTTGTAGGGAAGTACCGCTAGGCAAGATCCCTACAAATTTTGTAATTATCTTCTTACTACAACTGTAAATTCTGCTGAATGAGAAGTAGATGAAGAACCATCTGTAATAAATTCAATTACATCTCCCTCATTTACATCATTAGCAGCAGTTGGCTCAGATGAGTCAACAGTTCCAGCAGCAGAACCACTATGTGCAATAGTAATTCCAGCTCCTGTAACAGCAACTCCATTTATTTCACAAGTAATCGCAGCATCTGCACTTGATATTGCACCACCTAATACAGAATAAATTTTTATAATTTTTCCGCCATCAGGAGCAACAATGTAAGCAGAACTTGCTGATGATACATTTGCTAATTTTACTGTTAAAAAATAATCGTTAAGTGTTCGCATTTTATTTTCCTATTTATTTGCTTCGTTCCGACTTTAAAAAATCTTCAAAGACCAAACAAAATTGTTAATGAATATTAT